TGAAGATACCGCAAACAGCGGTGAAAACAGCGACGAGAACCAAAGCGCGTGGATGAAAGGCGAGATTTGGGAAATTTGGGATAAAGATAAGCGCAAAGTTGTTTGGGTTGCCCTTGGTTATGACAAAGTGCTTAAAACACAAGACGATCCGCTGCAATTAGCTAACTTTTTCCCATGTCCACAACCATTAGTGGCCAATCCGACAACACGCCAGTTCATGCCTGTGCCGGATTTCAAGCTAGCGCAAGATTTATACAACGAAATTGATCTTATTCACTACCGTATCACCATTCTTACCCAGGCAGTGAAGGCAATGGGCCTTTATGCCGGCAATGAAGACGGTATTCAGCGTATTTTTGAAGAGGGTGAGGACAATAAACTCATTCCGGTGGAAAATTGGTCGCTATTTGGTGAAAAAGGCGGCATTGCGGGGTGTGTTGATTGGGTGCCAATCGGTGACATTGTAAATGCACTCGATAAATTGCGTGAATTTCGTGCTGAGAACATTGCATTGCTTCAACAGATCACCGGTATGGCCGATGTCATGCGCGGTGAGCTTTCAAACCAATATGAAGGCGTTGGACAGTCGCAATTAAAGGCCAAATTTGGCTCTGTGCGTGTTCAAGCGCTACAAGATCAATTTGCGCACTTCGCATCAGGCCTAATGCAGATAAAAGCGGAAATTATTGCCCGCCACTTCTCACCTGAGACGATTGTTAAGATGTCGAACATGGAGAACTCCATGGAAGACGCTGAAGCCATCGGTGCAGCGGTTGCATTGATCAAAGAACCCGAAAAAGCGCGTTTACGCGTGACGATACGCCCAGAATCTGTGGCGATGGTGGATTATGCAGCACTTCAAGAAGAGCGCAGCGCATTTATGAATGCATTGTCGACTTATATGCAATCTGCAGCGCCATTGATCGAAGCAGACCCTGCTGCGCAGCCATTCTTGCTGCAATTACTGCAATGGGTGCTTTCTGGCTTCAAAGGCTCGCAAGAAATCGAAGGTGTTATCGATAAAGCTATCCAGGCGTCACTTGAAGCCCAACAAGAGGCTGCAGCTAACCCTGAGCCTAGCGATATGGACACTAAACTTGCAGAAGTGCAAGCTAAAGGCCAAATCGAGATCGAGAAGCAACGCATTAAGACTGAAGGCGATCTTCAGCTGCGTATGGCTGATCTTAAAGCCGATATGCAAACGCAGCAGCAACAGCATGAGCAGAAAATGGCTGAGATTTTTGGCCAGCTGCAAGCTAAGCTTACAGAGATTGAGGCTAAGATGCGTGCTGACATTGTGACTGAACAGGTGGAAACTGAGGCTAATTTGACCCAGGTAGCCGCCACAGCCGGTGCAGAAATACAGAAAGACACTGTAAATGCTGAACTTGAAAGCGCTGCACGCCAAGAAGACACAGCGCAAGAAATTGCAAAAATTGGAGCCCAGGCTAATGCTAAAATCAACGAAGAAGTTGTAAAAGGCAGCATTGACATGGGTAAACAACAAGCTAGCGAACAATCTGACGAAGAGTAACGACCATGGGTAACTATGAAAAAGAAATGGCTGCACGCGGCCAAGTTATGAAAGAGATGCCAAAGGCAGCGGACGATGAAGATACGCGATCAACTATTGTGAAGGTTATCGACGCGCTAGCTAAGGCTTTAGTGGGTGAAGGTGCAGCAGCTGAAGCGCAAGACACCATCAGCAGCCGCCAAAAGCAGCTTGATGAGCTTGAGCGCGAGGCAATGGGCGAATAAATTATGGCACGCATGACCTATGTACAAGACCCGAAAACGGGCAAACTGGTGCCAAAAGATGAGTATTACGCCAACAAAGCCCGTAACGAAAGTGTAGCAATACACACGTTTACGGAGTTTGTGTCACCCATCGATAAACAAGTTATTAGTGATAATCGCCAACTGTCAGCACACAATAAAAAACACGGTGTGACGAACATTCGTGATTATGGCGATGATCACTTTAAACGCCACGCAGCCAAGCGTGAGCAAGCTATGGATATGAAGTCGTCTGTGAACAAACGACAACGTATAGAAACCATAAAAGCGGCCATGCGCAAGCATGACCTTTAAAACCAACTAGCGAGAGGAAACAGTCATGCTACCAGAGCAAGACCAACAAGAGACTTCTATGCGCGATGATCTAAACAACGCCATCGAAGACATTACACCAGCCGAAGAATTTGAAACCACTAGCGAGGTTACTGACGATGCCGGTTTTAGCGATACGTCACAGAATGACGACACCGATTTATCAAATGACCAAGACGCGGAAAAAGACGCGACTAGCGAACAAAGCAGTGAAATGGATGAAAGTGCGGATGTTGATAAGCGCACCGAATCGCAAGATGGCGAAGCTGCCGAGAAAGGGGGCGATGAAGCGGCTGTCGATCAAGACGAAGAGCAGAGTGTATCGTCAAAAGATTCAATAAAAGCGCCTGTAGGTTGGTCGCCTAAAGCTCGTCAATATTGGTCAAAACTACCGCGTGACGTGCAAGAGCAAGTTGCTGCGCGTGAAAAAGACATGGCTGAAGCCATGGCCAACACTAAGCAAGCACGCCAAACGCAAGATTTCTTTGATAAGGTGTCAAGCAGCTATGCGCCAGTGCTAGCAGCTGAAGGCGTGAATGCATTTGCTGCTACACAAAGCTTATTTGAGACAGCTGCGCAGTTGCGTTTAGGCAGCCCACAGCAAAAAGCCCAGGTATTGGCTGAAATCATTAACAACTACGGTGTGGACATTCCGGTGCTTGATCAAGTGTTATCTGGCACGATACAAACAGAGCCCGAAGGTGATGAAGAGCGCATACAGCGCATGTTTGATGAGCGTTTTGGCCCTATTGCTGATGCATTTAGTCAAATGGAGAACGGCAGAACTGAAGCTGCACGAACCAATGCTGAGAATGAAGTTACAGCATTTGCTAAAAATGCTGAATTTCTTGAAGATGTGCGCCTTGATATGGCTGATCTTATCGACTTACGCCACAACCAAGGGCGTCCGATAAGCCTACAAGATGCGTATGATGCATGCTGCCAGGCAAATCCTGAGATTCGTGAAATTTTAGCGAAACGCGCAGACACTGAGCGTTTAAACAAAGCGCAAGAAGAGTTGGCCAGGAAAAAAGACGCTGGTTCGTCGCTAAATGGCCGTAAATCAGGGGTTGCACCTAAAGACAGCAGTAACACATCACTGCGTGAAGATTTAGAAGAAGCAATGAATAGCAGCGGTAGTGCTTGACACTACCAAAGCGTTTAAACTATATTCAAGATCACTAAAGACTTTTCGTAATTGTTTTCCCAGCCTCGGTAGCAGAAAACACCCTTAACGAGATAGTCAATAAAATTAAACAGTGTCGCTATAGATACTGAAAACATTAACTTTATTGCATTATTTTGGAGGGTGTTATGGCCTTTGCAAATGCTAATATCAGCGATATTCTAGCGACCACGATTGAGTCGCGTACTCGTAAGATCGCTGACAATGTAACCAATAACAACGCACTTTTGATGAAGCTGAAAGAAAAAGGCCGCATCAAAACGTTTTCTGGTGGTTACAAAATTCTTCAAGAGTTGAGTTTCGCAGAAAACTCGAATGCCGGTTGGTACTCAGGTTACGACCTTTTGCCTGTTGGTATTTCTGATGTTATCAGTGCGGCTGAGTTCGACATCAAACAGGCGGCTGTACCAGTTGTAATTTCTGGTCTTGAGCAGCTTCAAAACTCTGGTCGTGAAAAAATGATCGACTTGATGGAAGCGCGCTTAGAAGTAGCTGAATCAACAATGGCTAACTTGATTACTGGTGGTTTGTACTCTGACGGTACTGCTGCTGGTGGTAAGCAAATTGATGGTTTGGAAGCTGCTGTGCCGGTTGACCCAACAGCTGCACCTTACGGTGGTATTGATGGTGCGACGTTCACTTTCTGGCAAAATGCTGTAAGTGATCAGACAGCTGCTGCAGGTCTTGACCCTACGCAGATTCAAGGTTTTTGGAACTTGCTATGGGCTGACTTAGTTCGTGGTCAAGATCGTCCTGACCTTATCATGTGTGATACCTCAGTGTGGAACGCGTATGTTGAGTCGCTTCAAGCGCAGCAACGCTTCACCAACACAAACACTGCTGACGCAGGCTTCGCAATGTTGAAGTTCATGGATGCAGACGTTTGTTTAGATGGTGGTATCTATAACGGTAACAACGGTTCTGGTGCGCCAGCGGGTACAGCGTTCTTCTTGAACACTGATTACATCCACTATCGCCCACATGCGGACCGTAACATGGTTCCACTTTCTCCTAACCGTCGTTATTCGACTAACCAGGATGCGGAAGTGCAAATCATGGCTTGGGCCGGTAACTTGACTTGTTCAGGTCGTCAGTTCCAAGGTCGTTACGACGCTAACGGTTAATAGCGATTCGCTAAGGGGTGGCAACGCCCCTTTCCATTAACTAACGCGGAGAAAGACGCTATGAATAGCCCAACTTCTTTTGTAGATGCATCTGCTAAAACAGCCCGTGAGGCTGAAGTGCCAGACGCGTCTTTTGATAACGGCATGAATGGTGGCGGCTCAAATGCTCCTGGTATTGGTATCGCTACTGACGTGCCTGACTTGACAGGTGACCCTGCAAGTTGGACATTGCTTGATCAAGAAGGCAACCCTCGTACACCGCAGAACAGCCAGCAAATCGGCGGTGATGCATACAGCGACTTTGCTAATGACTACCCACTAAGTGGCGGTCAAGAAGGCGCAGGTGATGAGCCAGTATTGGTTGTTGAAACCCCTGCTGATCCTGACCCTATTGCGGGCGGGGATGGTACTAGCACACCTCTTGGTAACGCTACGCTACCTGATCTTGCTACTGGTTGGACAGCAGTATAATCAATGTCAAAATCAGCCTTACAAATTTTATCCCGCCAAAATGGCGGGGTAATTCCTTTAGTTGACGATGGTTTTTCAGGGCCTATCCCTGGTACAGCTATTAAACTTCAGGGATGCTGGGTTGATTCAATAACGGGCGGTCTTTACATATCCGGCCGACC